ATAGGCCGGCCGGCCTCGACGACGGACGTACCCGTTACGGTGATGGGAACGCCCACAAATTCATCTGCGGCAAGGATTTCCACCGTGCCTGCAATACTCGCAGTTGCAAATTTCACTTTTTTTGCTCCCTTCACATATAGTTTTTCAGCCCTTTTCGGGCCGTTTCGTCAGCCTTTGCGCGCAGTGCGCCGAGTCGTTTTGCCATCTTCATGGCTTCATTTTCATCTGCTCCATCGTCACCGCCGCTTAGCTTCTTCATGCCGCGCATCGCATCAGCTTCAACCTGTTTCTTATAGGATTCATTGGCTTTCTTTTGGTTCTCGAATACCTTGTCCATCTCGCCGTTGAACAGAGCTTCCGCCGTCTCATGGGCCAGCTTTTCGTCGTATCCCGGCATTGCCATATACCGCGCCGTATGGCTGGCAATCGTCGAGTTCTTGAGCAGATCGTTGTACTTGTCCTGGAGCTCCTGCATGGCCTTAGCCTGCTCGGACTTTTCAGCCTCGTCATCGGTCTGCTTAGCTTTGAGCTGCTTGCTCACATCGGCAAGCTCCGACAGCTTCTTGTCAAAAAGCGACTTGTCCACATACTGCTTCAGATCAACCCTGTCTGGGATTTCCACCTTGAGCAGCGCATCTACCTTTTGGGCATCCGTCATTCCGTCGAACCCCTCAATGGTGCTGGTGTCAATGTTTGGCATGATTCTTTCTCTCCTTTTTGTGTGTTTTAGGTCTTTCTCTCGACCATATTGTGTTTTTCCTGTTCTCTCAGGGCTTGTGTTTAAACGCTTCTCTGCGTATTCAATCGGCTTTCGCCGTTCAAACCAAAACAAAAACAGGTGCTATACCGTTTGCATCATGCAAACCATGTATAGCCCCTGTCGGCTGTTTCCCACTGACCAATTACAGTGGTCAATATGTTATTCAGTTTTCAACGATAGGCTCTTTGCTTTTTAGCTTTCGCGTGATGTCTACGACGACAACATTGTCCTTTTCGCGCTTTACCGTCGCTTCTCCACGGTTACTCAGAATCGCTTCGATTGCTTCAACCGTCGCCTTGCCCAGCTTCACCCCTGTCGCCTCCTGTTTCGTTGTTTTTCTGTTCGCTATACCACTCCATACCGCGAGTGTACGCGTCCTCGGCATCCGGCGTGATATCGCTGACTTGATAGGCAATCTGCGGATGAACCTTGTCATTCGCAAGAAGCGTCGTCAGCACAGTGGCCTTTGTGCCGATATCCTCATAGTTCCGTCGCGTAAACTTGCCGACTACATCTTCCGGGTTCAAATCCAGATCGCCAAGCTTTTTACAGATTCTCAAAGCAGCGTTCAAGAATCGCTTGTCGGAATACTCCCAGAGTGTGGCCGTATCCTTTGCCCGCGCTTCTGCATGATACCAACCGTTCCGAACGATGGTGCTGCCGTTGTTCGAGCTGTCCGACGTGTTGCCGTCACCTGTGCTGGGCATCCCGACAATCGTCAAAATATCCTTGTAGATATCGTTTGCTAGGACCTGCTGATCCGCCTGCTGTAAATCAACGGCTATCGCCTTGATGGAGGGCGTTGAAGCATTTGGAACGGTTTTGGTAAAAACAAACGCTGACGGCTGACTTTTCAATTTCGCCTGCTGTTCATCTGACAGCGTGATGTCGTTAAACCACATCAGGCTTTGAACGTTCTGCTCCGTCGCTTCAATACGGTTGCTTTCAAGTACATTGGCCGCATTCATCAGGTCGATCACCTGTTCAAATGCACCTAAGCGGAACTCGTTGTTGACGTATTCAATGATCGGATTTGCGCTAATCAGGTTTTTTTCTTCCGCTACAGTGTTTCCGTCAATGATGAAGTGACTATCATCGGTGTACACATCGTAGATATTGCGTTTTCTCCCGTCCTTGCCCTTTTTGTTGACATAGGTCACGGAGAACACTGGTTCGCTGTCCCTGTATGGCGCATTTTCATAGGCAACAAACGTATTCATAGGATCAAGCGTTCGGAGAATGAACGGCACACCATTTTTATCCTCATTGGGATACACAAAGCGGTATGCAACGCCGCAGATGGAGAAATCATCTGCTAAACGCTTATCCGACGCATGCTTGCCCGCCAGATACATATAATCATTTAATTTATTGATCCTGTCAGTCAGCTTTGCCCCCTTGCTTCGGCTGACATAAACAACAGGAGCGCCCAAAAGGTAGGAGACTTTGAAAGTGACAATTTCAGACGCACGGTTTACAACTGTATTATGAACAATATCCGGTCTGACCGTTTTGCATCTGTCACAAATTGGCTGACCACCGCGGAAATACTTGAACAGATAATCAATTTCTGTCCTGTTCTGAATGTGGGCGGTCATCGCCTTGTTCACAGCATCTTTGACATTTTCTGCATTTATGGATGTGTAATCCGTCAAAATTTCACGCCGTCCGAACAGTTTCAAAGCGTCCCCTCCCTTCATTTTTCCTTTCCTTGATTATATAAAAGAATAAACTCTATTTCAATTCGTGCGACAGCTAATCACACAAAAATGTGTCTACTTTTTGTGTGATTACCACAGTCTATCCATTAATAAGACCTTGACAGCCGTCGATTGATCCATTTCGATGGCCTGCGCCAAGCTGTCCGGCGCATCGTCATTTTTGTTCTTGCCGATCATTTTGAATGAAAACACGTTTTGCATAAAAAGCTGATATTCCTTTGACCTCTTTCCTTCCGCAAGGAAAATCATTCTTTCCCGAATATCCGGAGCTTTGTCAAAAATGCGTTGTGCTTTTCCGCCGATTGTGATTGCCGTCGTCTTTGTCGTTAAGTTAATCCTCTTGTTCTGTGCTTTCAAAAGCTCTTCTACGCCCTCTGCATAAGCAATGGTTGTTTTATTCGCCTCAAACTGCAAAGCCGCCACATCGTTGTTTATGACACTTTCAGCGACAAGCTGCTGAGTTGTCCTCTTATCCCCGTTGTTGTAAACCACGGCAGGAACGTAAATATCATTGCCATACTTCACGCAAACAGGCCCGGCAACAAAGTCGCCTCCGCCCCACGCGGGATCAACCGCCATGAATATCCTGTCCGGCACACTGTCTGGTAGCTCACCGTTGTAGTAACGGAAATCGTCAGGCTCAAACACTGCCCCGTCACGCTCAATCGGCGCACCCATGTACTGGGCAAACCACGAGGCCATATCATTATTCCGTTCAAACGACGCACGCCTCTGCTGGTAGACTTCGGTTGAGAATCCCACGCCGTAGAGATAATCAAAATTGCTTTCGTCGTTCTCATCTAGTGCAGGAAGATTGATAATTCGATACCGATGATCTTTGAACTTCTCGCTGTTCATGATTGTGTCGATCCTTAATCCAATCGGATCAAGCAATGACCATCGCGTACCGCACCACAGAATCTTTGCATTTCCCTTCGCGCGGGACAGCATGTTGTTATCCACTTTGCCCCACGCAGAAATCAGGCGGTCTTTACTCATTGCTTCTTCAATGCCGCTCAAAAGGTCGTCCGACATCAAAATGCCGTCAACGTCAACGCTGCCGTTCAGCGTTCCGTATAGTGAACGGCACGTCAGCGACGCATATCTCTTGTTTCGGTCGATATTCAGCGTTTCCATCTTGCTGTTTGTTGACGCGACCTCTTTCCCCGGAAATATCTCTTTCCACAGGTATGTTTGGGGATCGTTCAGGATTTCCATAACGCCATTATAGAACGCGTTTGTGATGTTGTCCGAATACGCGCAATACAGGTTAGAGCGCTCGCTGTCTCTGCCAATCGCCCACGTCATGTAGAACATGAGGATCGAAGTTTTTCCGACGCGCGGCGGCATGGATAAGAACAGCTCGTCCAACCGATCATCCGCCAAATCCTGCAAAGCTTCAACAAGCGTGAGCAGTGTCTTTCTGCGCGGCAGGTAGAATTTCTCCTCCGGTTTTCTATTCCACTCCAGATACAGCAGATAGCTGTCAAAATCCTTTGGAGCAGCCCACTTATAAGTTTCCTTTACCAGCTCATACGCCTCCATATCGCCACGCACGGCCAGTCTTTCGGCATACTTCCGCGCTTCCTTGCACAAAGCCAAATCATCCGTATTCTGCGCCATACTGAACAGCATCGTCACATTGTCCAGATTGCTCATATTCGATGCTCTAATCCGCTTAACAATCTCTTGATCTGTCATATTCCCTCCAAAACGAAAAGCCGCAGTTTCTCACTACGGCTCTACGGAAATATAAAGAGGGCCGCAGTCCAATGACTACGACCCCTATTAGTCGTCTACGAGCACCCTATTGCGCTGATTTGATTATATCATTCCTGCTTTTCTTCGTCAACTTTCATCCGTGCTTCCTCGATTAGCGGCTTATGGTACTTTTCCTCCGCTTCTTCTCTGACAGCTATTGCATCTGACAAACGGCTGTAAAGGCCAATAGTTTTCTTCTCCCCGTTTACGCCAATCGTCACGCCCCATCCTTTCTTCCTGCTGTTCCAGAATACACCCTTTCGCCCTGACTTATTATTCTTAGATGTTTTCCGCGTCAGCTGGTACACGTTGGAGTGTTCCACATCGCCCAAATGCAGCCGCCTGTGCATCTCTTTCACTACGTCCGCATTTGCACACCCGCATGACACAGCGCGTCCACGTTTAAGGTCTGTTCCGCTTGCCAATCGCTCCTTTCCGCAGTCGCAGACACAGCGGTACATCATGTTTCCCGCCTCGCCGCTATTGCACTGCTT